GCTGTTTAGTAAAATATCAATACACAAATTTCTACCATGCCTCACTCTGTAAAATATTGTTACCCCACCCTTGCTTCGAGGCAGGATTGTCCTATTTTTCCTCTTATTTTTGTATAATCCCCGTGATTTTTCTGACTAAGTAGTCTCATTTTTGGTCTGTTTGTCTGATTCCTTTTCCCCTCTTTCCTCTTCTTCGATCTCTTTTAGAACTTCGTCTACCCTTTCGGCATTACCGGCAAACAATATACCTTCTCTCCGAGACCAAACCTTACCATTTATTGCGCTAACTGCCGTTGTTACCCGTTCGTCAATATCATCAATCATATATGGGACCAAGTCTACGTCTATGTCGATAGTCTGTGAAGCTTTATTGAACTCCGAAGGATTGACATCAGCTAAAGCAGACACAAGAAAGTTGATTCTACGCTGAAAGAACTCCCCTATTACTTCTGCGTGATTCGAAACAGCCATATGTGCACCCATAAAGATGTATCTAAAAGCTCTTCCTGAAATAGCATTGCCAAGCCCTTTTAACTCCTGTGGAGATATTCGCGGAGTGTTAGTTAAATCGTATGCTTTGTTAGTAAGCCCTTCAAGTTCCAGCTTAACTGTATCCGGAACTTGGTTCCAGGTCAGATATTGAGCATTCGCTTTTTCTCCGGTTAATTGTATGATCCTGTTGCGTTTCTTCCCTGTGAAGTTAGAGACATCGCCAAAAAGCATTAAATATGGGAAGAAATGGTAATCTATACAATCGGCATAGCTAGATAATATCTTTTCGATTCGTACACGTATGGTCTTTATTTTATGACAGTAAGTTTCCGGACGATAACCATACAATACAGGGAGTTTTCTAAAACCATGCCGGAAGGATTTTTCCTCCACAGCTTCCCATCCATTTGTATTCTCCCAATGGTAAACATGACTGGAAGTAACTGTTTGAAAACAAACAATTTCTACATCATCTAAATCCTTCTTCTTATATTCACGAGAAAAAGCAACTAAGTCTCCCGCATCATCAAAGAACGGATAAAGTTTGTCTCCTCTAAAAGGAGACCAGATGACACTACGCAGTTTATTTTGAGGCCTCACCTTACCCCCAAAAGTTTTTTGTATCTTATTCCAAAATTTGAGCCAAAAAGAATCATCTTTTACCGCATACCAATATTCGGCACATTCCTGTTCAGACAGCCATGAACGAACTATACGCTTGTTTTGGTATTGAATCTTATTTTTTTTGAGGACTTGCTGAATTGCATAAAAAAGACCTTTTTCGCTTTCATTAGATGGAGAACAATCCATTTTAGGTTCAGTTCCTACCGTAAATGCCGTTTGAATATTAGTTATATCTTGCTCCAGCGGGATAGAGATGCGGTTACACGGTTCTGTACGTTTTTTAGGAGGAATGGTAATGCTTTTGCCGTTAGTATCATCCCATTCTTCTCTTCCTTTTTCTTCCACAATTTCTATATCAGGATATTTTTCTTTATCCACAATGATTTCATGCAAATCAGCATTCCAATCTTTCCAGTTTTCACAGGTGTTAGGTTCCTCTGTTCTCCGTCCTTTTTTTAAATATCCGATCTTCTGATCTACATCTTCTAGTGCTAAAATGTCCTCTAATGTCATAGCTATATATTTTTAATGATTAAACGCTTCTAAACCTTTTGAAACCTGCTTTCTTCCCATCAATTCCATCATACAACAATAGCGCACTTCGTCAATAATATGATTATAATCATCTACAGGAACGTTAAGCCATTTGCCATTCTTATCCTGTTGATACGTGTAATTATCCAATTCTTTTTTAGCATTAATGGAATTCTCGGTTATATACAGTTTCTTTGATTTCATAAAATCGATTCCTGCTTCTACCGATCCATGATATTTTTCGACTGGCTGTATATTAAATCCCGCATTATATATTTCAGCGATCAAACGTGGATCAGCGCTTTCTGACCATATTTTCAATCTAGGCATCCTCTTAAACTTCTTGATGATATCAGTAGAAAGAAGGTTTGTTTCATAAAATTTTTCATCTATATAAATAGCATTATCTAAAAAGCCATTTTCAGAACAAGCAGTAGGATCATTTGAGTATCCAAAATCAAGCCCATACCACCTGCGTTTTACCCAAATAGGTACTTCTTTAATAATTGTATAGTTCTCAAAGATAAGACCTTCGATCTTAGACCTCTTTCCTAATCCATATATAAGCCATTTTCTCTTATCTGCAGTCCCTTGCGAATAATTATACTCTGTAGGTTCATATGATTCAATCTTGCGCTTCATATTGGCTGGAATAAATGGATTATCCAACATCGTTGAATGATCAAAGTAGCAATCTTCACGTGTACATACATTGTCATATATCCAGTGCTCTTCTGCCGAAGGGTTATAATCAAGTATTGAAAACCGCGCACATCTTTGTTCTAACTGGTCAAAATCATCTTTAGAAGCTTCCATCGCCTCATTTATCCAAAAGATATCAGAAGTCAGACCATGCAGCCTTTGAACATCATCAAGCCCCACAAACTCAAATGAAGTAGAATACATTTGTATCGTTTTTAAGGTGTTGTTAATCTTGCAATCATTGTATAATCCCGTTTCAAGAAGTATGTTTTTAAAATCGGTCCACACTGTTGAAGATAGCCATGTCCCTTTCTTTCTAGCAATTACGATTCTATTTGAACGTTGCCAGTTATTTATTGCATAAACAATAAAAAATTGTATAAGTGAATATGTTTTTGATGAGCGTGATCCCCCTTCGAATACATAGACATTAAACCTGTTACTCTCCAAAGCAGACATGGCCCTATGAAAAACAGGTGTGCAATTTATATTTAGTTCAGCAACTCCCACTATTATTCAAATTAGTTTGCTTATCCTGCAGTTCCAAATCCTCTTTTTTATTATAAACCACATTGACATTAACGTTAGCTGGAGGAGCTATTGACGATCCGTTAGAAGTAACATCCATCTTTTCCGGCGCATCCCAACCTAACATCTTACAAATGCGTTCTATGGCTTTTAATTTATCATGAAGCTCTATTTTCACATATTCCACATCCACAATTTCTGGATCATCACTTGTGCCAATATTCTTTTTTAAGATCTTAGTTGATATACTCTTTATCGCAGATTTTTGCTTTGAAGTAAGTTTATCAAATTCCGCCCTTTCTATCCAGCTATTATGCATATCTGCAATAGAGGAAAAAGCGATACTTGACAATTCATCTAATATCTTTTCCTTAGTAATATCAGATTTGTTTTTTTGCTCTTCCTGTAATTCCCGAACCCTTGTCACAATATTGCCGTTATTCAACAATTCAACAGCTTTACGATTTATTGATTCATCTTTCATATTAGAGCAGGAATACGCACGTCGATAAGCCTCAGATGCATTACCGCACTCGAGGTAGTAATTACAGAAGTTTTCTTGCTTAACAGATAATTTCGCCATGTTTTTAGCTTATTATTTTTTCAGCCTCCAAATGATACATAATCTCAGTGTAAAGGTAATCCAGTTCTTCCCTAAAATCCTTATAAGTCTTATAGTAAGAAATAACACTATCGCAATAGTGCGAAATTGATGGTAGGCAATTTACATTAATAGCTTTTGCTATTCCTTTTCTAAGCCCTTTGGGAAGTTGTTCATCAAATAATATAGTAGCAGGAGAATACAGACGCAAAATAACAAAACAAAAACGTTTTTTTTGGATAACACTTCCCTTAATCGCTTTAGAATTTCTGTACGATTCTATATAATTAAACATTGAATATATGTGCTCAATGTGAATAAGACTGGTTAATACAGGAGTGGATATTAAATCTTTTCTTTGAGACAATGACATTTGAAGCTCTCTAATAGATTTAGCTTCTGAAATTTGCTCGATCATAGTACTATAGTTTAGAAATTAATAGTATATTTGTACTATGAATTGAGAAAAGAGGATCTATCTGGTGGTTCGGTGGTCCTCTTTTATTTTGCTTTTCTCGCCCACATATGAGCGTTGTACAGAGCATAGGTGTACATCTTAAGCTCCCTGCTGTTGCTTATATACTCTACCTTCATTGCAGCCTTCAAGCATTCCGCCAGAAGGTTATTGTCTATTTCTTGGTTCATAAATTAATCTATTAAAATAAACTCATAAACAAAAACATAAGGATTAGATGCAAACATTCCTTTGCCTGAGACTTTATCTATCAGGGCAGAAAAGGCTTCACGAGGATTAGAAAATGGATACTGACCTATATATCCGATATTTGAAGGAAATCCATATTGTATCCCTTTCAAATGTTCCTCAATTCCTTCTTTCAAACACTCTGCTTCCGATATATCCTGTAGGCGTTCGCACTTGACTCCGGTGATTCTGATATGTTTCTTGCAAGCAGCAGCCGAAACAAACATCTTGTTATTCCAGCCTGCGGAATGTTTCATAAAACCACGAATACCTAAGTCTTTGGGATCTCTATCTAATGAGTCTGGATCATACCCTAAATCCTTGTAGCTTTGTGCAATGGCAACTACTTCGCCAACTTTATATTTGGGGAGAATTTGTCCGCCATCAATCATACGTTCATCTTCGTCATACATACATATTTCAGTGACTTCACCAGAAGGTCTCTTACATACAAAATATCCTGCAACGTTTACACCTCTAAACTTTAAAGGATAAGTAACTATTCTTCTCGTCATGGTCTTCCGACCTTCTAATACAGCTTGTGTTAGGGAAAATTTATCGTTAAACATTATCTTCTTCATGATTCCTCCTTCCTATTATCGCTTTCGTTTTTACTTTGATCATCTATCTTTCTTTTAAGATAATCGTATTCCTGTTCAATACACTTGCTTATCTTTTCTACATCTTCGTAACGCTCAGCCTTTATAAGCTCTCTTTTGAGGCTTTCAAGCATATTGATGTATACAATGTCGTTACGGTCCGTTACATGCTGAATATACATTTGTATATCGTTCAGCTTATTCTCCATGCGCCCATGCCATTTGCTTATCATGATTAAGATAAAGGCAACGGTTGTAGCATTAATAAAAAACAATGCTATTTTGATGATTAAGTCTAATACTTCATTTGCTGGCATGGCTATTCCTCCTTGATTAATTCCGGATGATCGTAGATGTTATCTATTACTTTTATTCTATCTTCAAAATCTTCCATTACAGTGCCATATAACGACCATCTTTTGTCACCTGTTGGATGATTGATATAAACGACATCATAGCAATAGCCTCTGACGCCACCTTTTACCCATCCTACAGTTATTATATCAGTTCCGAGAATATCTCCTTCATATATCTCCTTACCATTCTTGTCATACAAGCCGGTGAACTGGCCTATGGTTTCAAGACAGACCTCATACATACCGATGCTTTTCCCTATTTCGATATCGTTTAAGGATGGAATGACAGCATATCTATCCTTTTCGATTTTAATGAGAGAGCCATACAGCCATTCTTCATCGTATATGCTTTTGCCTCTGAATTTTATTGTACGGTCCATTTTGCTTCTCCGTTTTAAGTTCTTTCAATATTTTCTTCGCTATCTCATAATGATTCAATTGCCAACTGGTATAAACATCATCTGTGTGTTCATCGTAATGGTTGGCATATACGTATGCGTTCAAGTTTTCACGAAAGGATTCACCGTCTAAACCTAAATCATCACAATCATCGTACATTCTCAATTCATGAGCCACCTCCTTACATTCTTGATGTGTAACAAAGTCATCTATGGTTCCATCATAGACATTTGTCTGACGGACATATTTTTGTCCTATCGCTATCTTTTCACAACAAAACTCACACCTATGTTCTTTCTTGGCTGTTGGATAAGTTTCTCTTAGTATTGTTGGCAT